GCTGGATTACCTTCATTATAGAACCCTGTGCCAGTATAGGATCTCTTACCATTACCAACTGCCAAACTTTCTACGTAGTTTCTAGTTGTAGTTGTTCCTAAAGCATCTGCAAGGGCTTCACCACTGTAAGCACTAGCACCATACCATTCACTAAATGACATTTGTGTAGCACTGCTCTTATCAATTAAGTCCCTAATGTCTGTATCATTAATACTAGCTTCAGTACCAGTTGTGCCACCAGCTTCTATATGAATATCATTTAAGCTTATTTGACCACTACTTTGAAGAGGCATTTTTTAATTCCTGTATCTCATCTTTTAACTCTTTGATAGCTTCTATTAATAAGCCGTGTAACTGATCATATTGTACAGTTTTATATACCTCACCATCATGTGATTGTAAAGGTAATCTTTTTTCCTCTACAGCAGTAGGTAATATTTTTTCTACTTCCTGTGCTATAACACCTGCAGACTTTTTACCATCGTGCTTGTATTCAAATGTGTAACCATTTAATTGAGAAACCTTATCTAACGCACTGTCTATTTTTTCTATGTTTTGCTTAAGTCTTTCATCAGACACAGTGGTAGAGTAAGCTACAACGTTACCATCAACGTGCAGGTCACCGTCATCTTCTAAGCGCATATCCTCCGCACCTGCTGTATAGAAACGCATACCTATGTCTTCATCAAAGTGTATAAAGTCGTGTTGATTTCCTATTTGTACATCAACATTGTTTGCTGGATTTCTAGCATCTCCTGTGATACCGCCAGCCATATTTACTGTACCAGAAAAGTATGCATCCTTGAACTTTAGAGCAGATGTACCTAAGTCAACAGTGTTTGTTGTCTTTGGTCTCATTTCAGAAGAAGTAATAACTACATCTTGCGATGGACCTATGTTTTGAATAGGTGCGCCTTCCCCTGCTGTACCATCATGAGTATGACCAGTACTAGCACTGAAAGCTGATTCTATTGCATTATATTCATTATTAAAGTCAGCAGCGTCAATAATGCCACCTGTAACTATATTAATTTCTGCTTGTCTTGTATAACCTGCCATTGTTACTGCCTATCATGTTGTCTGTACTCTAGCACGGCTGTGTCAAGAGTGAAGGTTGGATTTGATGAATTATCTGTAATACGCATAGCTACTGTCTTAAAAGATCCTATTACATTCTCTTTATATATTTTATCTAGTGTTCCACTAAAAGTTGCTGTACCATAAACAGAAGAAGCTAGTCCGTATAAAAATACACCACTACCAGTAGGTGTGATAAAAGTTAAAGATGTAAGATCTGCTAAACTAACTGCTGTATCTAGTACGATATTTTGTTGATTAGTAATACCTGTTACTTTTACTGTTCCTGATATACCTGTTCCTACAACTGTTTGGCCTACCTCTATTGTACCAACATTACCAACAAGTGACACAAGAGTACTAGAAGTAGTAGCACCATTAACTATTGCAGTTACAGTAGGAGAGGCTGCTGTACCTATACTTATTGTAGGAGGTTGTACAATAGATAGATCGTTTTCAGATTCAAAGTCTAGTTTAAAGTTAACATCTAAGTCCATACGTCCAGTTGGGTCAGCATATAGAGTCAACTTATAAAGAGTTTTACGTAGCTGTGGATCTGTGATGGGCATGTATGGTGATTCATATATAGCTTCTATATCTGAGCCATCAAAAGAATTACCTGAGTCCATAAGATAACAGTAACCATCATCATTACCAAATATAACAAATTCATTTGAACCTGAGTAAACACTGTCTGCAACATTAACTTTTAAGCCTTTAGTAGTTGACCAACTTATACCAGAACCCCCTTGAGCCACAAACTTAGTAGCAATTAAACCTTTTGAGTTTGATGACTGTACTGATGATCTATATTCAAATATTCTATACTGAGCTTTATTCCTAACTAATACAGAACAGAATTGATTTGTTTGTGAAGTAAATTCTTTTGCGTCTTTAAATATAGTATCTGAAGCTACGTCTAATGCAAAGTCACCAATACGATCTGTAGCACCTAGTAACCTAACACCATCAGGAGATAAATATATTATGTCTCCACCAAACTCTTGTATTGTGTCAGGGCTGATACAACCTATCTTATCTGTAATAGGTTCAAGTACAAAGTCAGCAGCAGTGTTACCCACTAACCTTTTTATTGTGTCTGTGGTAAATACAATAAGTTGATCACGAAATACTATCATACCTGTTACATTACTTGCAACATTTAAACTACCAGCACCGTTACCTACAGAGAAGTCATCTATTGTTGCAGGTGCAGTAAAGTATATAATATTATCTTTTGCATAGAAACCAGTGTTCTTAAATATGACAGCTATGTCAGTGCCTTCTATGTCTGTAGAATTTGCAGAAGACATAAAAGTCATAGTGTTATCACTAGCGTTATATATTGCTGGGTAACCTCTACCGTCAACAAATACTGTCTTCTCATCTCCTGTAAAATTAAAAGTAAAGTGTCTAATCTTAGAAGTGTTTGTAGCTGTGCTTGTACCTATAGGAGTCCATGTGGCTGACGTGCCATAGTGATAAACTGTTTTGTTAACTTGACTGGAAGAAAACGTACCAAAGGTAAGAACTGTATCGTCAGCTATTGTTTGTGCAGAGTCAAGCACTATATTACTTTGATCTGTAACTGTAGATACTTGTACATCTCCAGAAATGCCTGAGCCTGTAACATACATACCTACTTTAATATTAGTTATAAACTCAAGAGCAGTATTGTCAGCTAATGAAACTGCAGTATCTAGTATAATACTATTCTGACTTGTTACTGTTTCTACTGTAACTGTATTATTAATACCTGTTCCTGTTACAACCATACCCCTAGTGATAGTACCAAAAGCTGCACCAGTACCAGCTACAGTAACACCTGTTATTGGCCCTGTCATCACAGCCGTACCAGTAACAGAAGCAGTTGCTACAGTACCTGTTGTTACAGCAGTTCCTGTTATTGTAGCTGCTGTTATACCGCCACTTCCGTCTACTGTATTGATAGTTATAGTTGCATCGTTAGCAGTAGTAGCGCCTCCTAGCTCAGTACCAACAATAGTAATAGTTTCACTTGCTACAAAGTTTGAACCTGCTGATGTAATAGCCACTGAATAAGAACCGTTACTTCTAGTAACATCAAATGTAGCACCTGATCCAGTAGTACCACTGTAGCCCGACTGCGCTGGGTTTGTATAAGAAACAGCAACATTATTAATAGTGTTTATAGTAACAGTTGCATCGTTGGCTGTAGTGGCTCCTCCTAACTCTGTACCTGCTACTGTAAGAGTTTCATTGACTGCATAACCACCAGTACCTGCGTTATCAATAGTAATACTATAAGAGCCACCACTTCTAGTAATGTCAAAAGTAAAACCAGTACCATCTGTACCATTATATGTATTAGTTGGGTTACTATAACTAACACTACCTACGCTACTAACAGTAACAGTAGCATCATTAGCTGTAGTTTCTCCTCCTAAGTCAGTACCAAGTATTGTTATTGTTTCGGAGGTTGCGTAGTCTTGACCTCCTGCATTTACTGCTGCTGAATATGTACCATTTGTATTTGTTATATCAAACGTAGCACTTGTACCACTAGCTGAAGCTGTACCTGTTACTGCAGTGAAAGGTCTTACTCTATCTACAGTTACTGTAGTACTATCTGTAGTAGCACCGTTTACTACTGCAACGGCTGTGTTATTATCTAAAGCTACTGAAGTGCTTGACGATACAGCACCATTAACTGTAGATGTAGCTGTTTGATACTGTGTTACACTAGCTGTGTCCATCTTTCTAGCTACTACAGCCCTGCTTGATGAAACAGCTTTTACACCTAAGACTGGTCCACCGCCAGGTATTTCTGTATCATTAAACTTAGCGTAACCTTTTAGCTTAGTGTAACCACCCTCTTTGTTTACTTCAAAGTTTTGTAAAATAGTAGCGGAACCTATAGCATTCACACCTTGCTGTAAAGGAGTAAGGTTAGAGATTAATCCACCTTTAAACTCAACAGGAAATGTAGACCATTGTACTGGCATTAAAAATGTACTCTTCTATCTCTTATGTAAGGTGTTCTGTTTATGTATATAGAACGTAGGTTTTTTATTTGTTGTTCAAACTTATTAAGAGCAATACCTGCTGCTTGTGTATCTCCTCTAAACTGATAGGCATAATACATAGCGCCATCTACTATAGCAAACCTATATTGTTCTGGTAAAGAGGGTACATCTAAAGCACCTTCCAAGTTATAACCTAGTGAGTAGTACTCATATACTATAGTGTATGCTTGGTCAGGTACAGGATGACATATTAATTCTCTGCTTGGTGTTCTTACTATGTGCGTTGGTACACCACGTATACTTGATGATGCATTAAACTCATCATCTGCATACTTTTCCAGCCACTCTTCATATACTAAGTGCTTTAACTTTTGAGTACCTACATTAAGTGTGTTATCTCTTTTGATACGAAAAGAGTCCATATCAACCGTCTTAGCATCTGTAGGAAAGTAGTACTTTACTGATCCTGCAACTAATATAAGTTCATCTTGTATATGGTTCCAAGGCCATTCATACTCTTCTTGATTGATGTGTCTTATAGCTGAGTTGACTGCATCTTTAGCAATACTATAATAACCTACAGCAGTAGCAAAGTTTGATTCTGTTAACGCTACTTCATTTAGTCTATGGTTAACATCATTAACTAACCCAAGAAAATCATAAGCCATATCTATCTATCCCTAACAGGTAATGTTATCGAGCGCTCATAGGTTAGACCTTGCGATGTAGTAATCCTACACGAAGTATTATACCTTAAGTTATTTGTACCACCAGCAAAACGTACAGTAGCTACATTGCCAGAAATAGTAGGCGCTACAAATTGTAAGCCATTTACTGTATCATTATTAGAAAGTGGTCCAGTTTTAGTACCATCTGCATCATCAATAAACCATTCTGCTGATACTAAACTGTCAGATCCTAGAAACCTAGACCAGTCTACACTGAAGTCTGCTGTTTCATCTGGGTCTTTTTCAGGCCATCTATAAGACATATCTTATCCTTAATTAGTTATGTATACTACTCTGTCTACTCTTACAGGTTCTATGAAAACTCTTCTGTCTTCTGGTTTTATAAAGACAAAACGTGCAGCATCTGTTAAGGCAGCAGTAGAAGGAGCTAGTACTACTGTTCTGTTTTCAAACGGTACGTATACAGTGTATGTACCACGTACAGTAGGAGCTAGTATATATACTGTTCTACCTCTACTGTAACTATTAGCTATACTGTCAAAATCAAAACTTTCGCCTATTGGCGTTTCTAGATTTTGTAGTATATTAGCAAGTATACTAGAGGTGGTTACAAAAGCAAGACCTGTTATACTTGGTATAGTTGTATTTAATGTAGCAGATAAAG